AACTTTATCCATTTGTTTTCTTAAAAATTCTATGTTTACTTTGTTTAAAGCCATATCTTCAATGTGTTTAGTTATACGATCTAAATTTTTATAAATATCCTCCAGCATCATGAACTGCTCAGAATCCGCGGGCAATGAGCCTAGTTGTCCACGCGGCCATTTAATTCTAAACTCTGTGTTTTCAATAACATCGGTTTCCATTAATTTTAGAGTTGTCTCCATCCGATTCTGGGACTCAATGATTCCGAAATAAGCCCAGGTGCCGATTGCGACCATCGCGATCAGGGATGCTACCGTTTTCATAGGCATTTGCACGGCTGCTTCTTCAGATATTTTTAATGGTTTACTCATTAGTTATAACTATACCCTGTGTTACCTTGTTCTAATTTTTTAAATAATAATTCGTGCTGTTTCATGATGTCTTCATCTGAGTCCATCATCTTGTCCATTTTATCTTCTAATTTTTCAACTACTCTTTCAAGTTTTTGTACTTTATCTTCATGTACAGCTTGAATAGTAGATAGTTCAAATGTACGAGATAGACTCCAGCCAGCTAAAGCTAATAAAATTCCGACTAAAATCGTCATTAATTTTTCAATCATATTCTACTTCGTTCTCGTAAGATATATCATGGCCATGGTCTTTTTCATAGACATAAGTTCTTTTGCATTTACAATCTTCACAGTCTCCCGTGCATTTACACTTACAATCTTCGCATTCGCATTTAGTCATTAACTATTTCCTGCTGCAGATACACATATTGGACATGATTTTTTATATCTTTTATGAGTATAGCATTTAAGAATTTCTGGTTGTGTGGGAGCAGGAGTTATCTCTTCTTTTCCTGCAGGTAATCCACTTGCTAGCCAATCTCTAATTTTTTTAAATGGCCAAAAAATAAATTTAAACATTTTTTTTCTCCTCAATTTCGTAGAAGAATTTATCCGTGTCTTCAGTCCGCCACTTACGAGTGTCTTCTACGTTCCACTCAGAAGTCTGGACTTTCCAGTCAGGAATTTCATCCTTAACTGTAAATGATGGGATATCCCATATTAATCTATTGTTTGGCTGAGCCGCATAATTGCCGTTGTCTAATGCAAGTATATGTGCACACTTATGTTCGTGTGGAATTTCTGAATGATCAGTGTCTACTATATTACTCTCTGGATGAGCCCAGTCAACTGTAAAAAGGTATGCACCGTAATACCATTTTTTATCTTTACCAATATATTTTCCTGATTGTCCGTCTAAGATATCGTAAGAAGTAATAGCAGGATAGTAACTAAAACAATTCCAAAGCTCCAACTCGTCAAGTCGCATCCTAGGAACTTCTTTGATATTATATCCTCGTTGGATGAAGGCCGAAATCGGCAAACGATAAAAAACAGCCCCATTTTCCATAATTGCATGAAACAAGAGCGGACGACCTGTAATCGATGCCACGCCGAAGATAATACAGTCTTCAACTTCGCCATGATGTCTGGCAAGGTCATAAAGATATTCTCTCCTGATCTGTGCATACGTCACAGGTATGTTTGCATTCAGATAGGCCATGGCGGATCATTATAATATGATGGCGCCAACAACAAATCCACCAACAAAACAAATAATTTCTGTTCTGTTGTGTAGTTGCCATATCATAAATTTTTCTACATATTTTTTATACATGTTTCCTCCTAATGTATGTCACCCCAGTTTTTACCGGACTCGTAGTCTACCTTGTTTGGTATCTCCAAGTCAACTGCAGATTCCATAATTTCTGTTATACGTTTAGCTTGTTTATCACTTTCCACAGAAATATCTAGTTCATCATGTATCTGTATATGAGGAATAATACCTTCCTTATATAATTCTAACATAGATTTTTTAGTCATATCTGCAGCGGATCCTTGAATTAATTTGTTTAAAGCTTTGTATGTGTATGCTCTTTTTATACCTGGACCATGTTCTTGTACTGCTTGTTCAAAAGGTAATGCTTTATGCATACCAAAACTATTTGGCTCCCATAAATGAAAACGACAAAGTCTACCAAGTAAAGTTCTTATTTGACCACGTTGTTGTGCTCTATTAGAAACTCCTTTCATTAAAGTTTTAACAAAAGGAACTCTGCTGTGATAAATAGAAAAAAGTTCTTCTGCTTTTTCTTTACTAACTCCTAGTTCTGCTTGTAATTTTGCTTTACCCATTCCATAAAATAATCCTAGGTTAATTGTTTTAGCCTGACTTCTTGGAATCTGTGCCATCTTTGCAACAATGGTATGGAAGTCTGCGTCACCTTCCTTATAAGCATTTTGTACATTAAAGACGCTTGCGTCTTGATCAAGGGATGCATAGTGAACTACTAATCGTGGCTCTTGCTGATTGTAGTCAAAGCATCCCCACTCGCAACCTGATTCTGGAAGAAAGAGGGATCGAATCAAAGGACCTAAGTCTTTATTACGAGCGGGAATCTGTTGTAGGTTTGGATTGGAATAACTAAATCTTCCAGTAACCGTTCCTCCATTGTCAGATCTAATTTGATTAATGTCTGCATGGATTCTACCTAAATGTTCATATCTAATAATTGTATCAATAAATGTTGTGTGAGCCTTGTTAATTTCTCTTGCTTCTGCTATCATCTTAACTAAAGGATGCTCATGAGAGGAAAGGAAATTTTTTGTAAATGATGGAGCTTGAGTTTTTACCGTTCGTTCGAAAGGTAAATTTAATTTTTCAAAAACTTTGGCAATTGATCTTGCTGCCCATATTTGAGTTTCTATTCCTGTTTCTTTTTTTATTTTGTGGAGCAACATTTCTTCTTGTAATGTTAGCTGTCGCTTTAGTTCGTGAGCTTTGCTTACGTCAACTTTCACCCCAAGAAATCTCATGTCAACCAAACAAGGAAAAAGATCAGTCTCTAATTCAAAAATAGCTCCTAGATCCTGGTCGCTTAATTCTTTCTGCAAGACTTTCCATAAAGCTAAAGTTATTTCTGCATCACGTTCTGCGTAAGTTCCAACATACATTGATGGCAACTTCCACATATCTGCTTTAGGATCAACTCCCCATTCATTAGCAGCTGCTCTTAATTCTGTTTCGTTTTTACCTTTACCAACATAATCCCAACCTAAACTGTTAAGATCATATCTAAATCTATTTTCATTTACGAGTGATGCTGCAATCATGGTGTCATAAATGTTTCCATTTATTTTTATTCCCATTTTTCTAATCCAACACACATCGTACATTGCGTTATGAAAAACTTTATCTGAGGTAGATTCACAAATGTCTGTAAACCATTGTAATACTTTACTTTTTTCAAGGTTACCACCACCTTCATGATCAAATGGAAAATACCCTGAGTAGCCATCAACAGCCACAGCAATACCTACAACCTTACCTTTACCGGTCACTGATCCTGATCCCATAGATTTTAAATCTGGATCATATGTTTCTAAGTCTATGGCAATTGTATCTGCTTGTCTTAAATCTGGAAATTCATCGGGCTTAACCCATTCAGTCTGTGCTTCGAACATTTTTTACTATCCCCCATGAGTTTTTTGATTTGCGTTCTTCGGCTTGGCGTTTAGATTCTTTATAAGATTCTTCTAATTCTTTCTTTTCTTTTTCGGCTTCTTCTAAAAAATCTTTGTAGTCTCTTTCAATAATCATTTCAATAAAGTGAATTGCTTTTTCTAAATCTTGTTTTTTTCCTTTCAATCTGTGTCTCAAGATATATTTTATAGCGCATCCTTCAGGATAAAGCAACTCGTTTTCAATTACGAATTTACTTGGCTGAATTTTAAATTTCTGATAATGTGATCCGCCAATTTGTTTATCGTATGGATTTGTCATAACTTAAATCCTTTTGCTTTGTTAGGAGCTTTAATCAAAAATAAATTTTCAATTGTTCTAGTCACGCCTACATACCAAACTCTAAATTCTTCTTCTTGTTTTTCTTGCGATTTTTTTGCACCTTTGATAGTATTCGCCGTTTGATTTAAATATAAAACTACATTGTGTGCTTCGCCACCTTTAGCTCCATGAATTGTTGAAACTTTTATTCTTGGATCTTTTAATAAATTTTCTGAATTATCTAACATAGCGCGCATGTAATCTCGTTTACTCACTGGCACATTACTAAACATCTCATACCAATCTCCTTTAAAATCTATTTCTTTATGACCTATGTGTTCCATTATTCTTTGATGTTGTATTTCAGGAATAGTTTCTCCTTGTTGTAGTTTCTCCCAGTTTAAAATGTCTTCGTACAAAGTTTTTCCCATACTGTTTCCTTGATGAGTATTAAAGAAATAACCTTTTCTTTTTAAAAATGCTGGAATTTTTTTTAAAAGAGAATTAGTACGAGCTAAAATTAACCAATCCCCTTCGCTCATATCAATCCCGTTTATACTAAATCGTTCATAAATATTTCCTACCGCGTCTTTAGGTAAGTAGTTTTTAGGAATTCTGTTAATAAATATACGTGATATAATATCTAATGCTTTTTGTTGGATAATAGGAGGAACTCTTTCAGATTTATCTAATAAAATTTCTCGTGCTTTCCATTTAATAAATGAATCTACATCAGCTCCGGCCCATCCAAAAATAGCTTGGTCATCATCGCCTGCAATCCATACGTCACAGTTAGTATCTTCTTCAATTTTTTTAATCATAGCCCATTGAATCAATGATAAATCCTGAGCTTCATCTACAAATATAACTTTAAATTTTGGTGTAGTTCCTTTATCTAAAAATTGTTGGATCATATCCGTAAAGTCAATCAACTTATAAAACTCTTTATAACTATTAATTTCTTTTTCTATCCCTATTAATTTATTTTTACTTATCCAACTTAAATGTTCATTACGATTAAACTGTTGTTCAACTGTAATTTGTCTCACTCTTGCTAGGTTAATAAGACTTAAATACTCACTACTAGAAGAAAAGATCCCATTAAAATTATTTGTTTCATAGGATGCATATTTAATTTGAATACCAGAAGTTTCTCCAATTGATTGATAGTTTCCTTCTTGCATTACGTTTTCCTCTTTAAGGCCCAGATTATTAAAAGCTAAAGAGTGAAGTGTTTGAAAATATTTTATATCTTTTTTAGTAAGGTCTGGATTCTTAGCTAAAAATCTATCTCTTGCTTCTCCTGCAGCTTTACGAGTAAATGCAAAGTATCCTATTTGATCATGCGGTGTACCGTTCTGTACATATTTATGTACTTCATTTAAAAGTCTTCTAGTTTTTCCTGTCCCTGGGGGACCTACTACTTTATATCTCATTAATAGTTCGCTCCTTTTCGTTCTATTGGTTTGTGTTCTATTTGTGGTGTATGTAATTGTGATAGTTTGCAAACTTTTAAAGTTTTACCATCTACATTTAGTGAATGATCAAATTCTACATTACATCTATCTTTTAGTTTCTGTGCAATTTTTTCTTCAGGAATCTTCCATCCATTTCCTAAGTGTTCAATAAAAGAAGTAAATCTAAAATAATGAAATCCTTCTTCAGTAAAGCAAGACCCATTATGTATTTGTCTTCTTTCTTGTGCTTGAGGACCATTCACACAATACTGATATAGTTCTTCTTCTAATCTATCTTCTACTTGAGTTCCTTTAGGCGGTGTAATCTTTTGTCCACTCTTACGCCACTCGTTTAATTTAGCTCTAAAGTCTTTTGGTTTTAAAGGTTCAAAATAAACTCCAGTCTGTTGCCAGACTAAATTTAAAACTTCTTTCTGTGTTGTCATCAATTTTGTATTGCTTATTATAACTTGTATCTTATCATCATTAGGCATAATAACATTAAATCTATACTCAGGTTCTGCATACGCTATCATTTCAAAATCTTGAATCTCAGGGAATACAGAAATACTATCTGATTTAACACCAAAGGGTCTTTTATAACAAAGACTTCGCATACATTTATCTTTAATAGGATCTTCATAACAAGTATGCCCTGCTGTTTCTCCCTTCCATGCTTTAATTTTTGAATCTAGTTTTGCTTTGTCCCACGGATCAGTTAAATAACTATAGTTAGCTGCCGACACCTGATCAGGCCACTTATCTTTATATTTCTTTTTAGCAAAGACCATATAATTATACATAAATCGATCTCTACCATCATCTAATTTAGATTTTGAACACAATGCTAGACATGGTGGTCCATCATCAAATTCAGGGTTAGTTCCTAGTAATATATTTCTGTGAGTTTCTTCTACGAGTTTATCTAAAGTTTCTTTATCTACTTTAGATTCGTTAGCAAATTTTATAAATTGTTCTACTGATAGTTTAGAATTATTCTTATCTATAGCGTATCTATTGGACTGTCCGTTGTTATAGTAAGGTAGGTTAATGAAGTTTCCTGGTTTAATATCTCCTTTATCATCTTTCTGTAGTTCTTTCTGTTTAGGAAAAACCTCAGTAGTTGGTTTTAATCCTAGTGGTAGCAAAAAAGCTTTTAATGCTTCTATTAAATCCACAGTAGGGATAGCTTCTTTTAAAAATATATAACAATGTAAACCACCACTCTTAGATAATATAGGTC